TAACTATTCTTGGTGTAGTTGTAAGACATGAGTCAAATAGCTACAGAAAACTTAATAGGAAAAAATGATGATAAAATGACTCCGCTTCAAGCGTTATTTATTGTTGAATATTTGAAAGACTTAAACGCAACACAAGCCGCAATCCGAGCCGGCTATTCTAAAGAATCAGCGGCTGAAATAGGATCACAAAATCTCGCCAAGCCTCATATTAAAAAAGAAGTGGATCGACAACTACAATCCCGGGCTACACGTACCTTGATTACAGGCGACAAGATCCTTCACGAGATCTTTCAGATTGCTGACTGTGACCCGCTTGACGCGTTTGAGGCAAACGGTGATTTAAAGCCACTAAATGAGATCCCATCTCAGGTGCGAAAGGCAATTGCCAGCGTTGAGATTGAGGCGATGTATGAGATGGATTATGAGGAAAAGGGAAATCCTAAAAAGGTAGAGGTAGGCTTATTAAAAAAAATTAAGTTTTGGAGCAAGGACCGTGCACAGGAAAACCTTGCCAAGCACCTTCGTTTATTAGCAGAGCGCTTTGAGGTTGGGACATTTGACATCAATAACTTTAAGTTTCCAGGCATCACAGAGGTGTTTGTTTCCTCTCCTGAGGCCTTAAAGGATTTACTAGCTCAAGCTAAAGCGCAGGCAGAGTCACAAGAGCCACAGGAGACAGCAGTTGCACCTGTTGAGGTTCAAGCTCCAAGCGAAACCACACCACAGCCAAATGAGCCAACAAGTGATCAACCTAAATGACACGCTTATCACATACCCAGAGAAGTTCTACCCCATTGTCCACCGGCGCGCACGCAGGAAGGTGGCAAAGGGAGGGCGGGGAAGCGCGAAGACGCATAGCTTTGGAAAGCTAGCCTTAAGACGGGCGGTGACTGAGAAGCTGTTAATCGGTTGCTTTCGTGAGTTGCAGAACTCAATCAAGGACTCGGTTCATCGGTTGTTGTGTAATCAAATTTCAGCGTTAAAGTGGGACAAGTTCTTTCGCATAACGGACGTGTCGATCAAGAGCTGGACAGGATCAGAGTTCATCTTCAAGGGCCTACGCAATAACCCTAATGAGATCAAGTCCATGGAGGGGTTAGACATTGCGTGGATCAATGAGGGAGAAGGGGTAAGCCAAGGCAGCCTAGATATCCTCATCCCTACCGTGCGCAAGGAGGATAAGCTCCTCAAGGACTCCTCTGAGATTTGGGTGGACTACAACCCAGAGACAAAAGAGAGCCCTTGTGATAAGACATTCATCACCAACGCTCACCCAGACTCGATCATCGTGGACATCAACTGGCGCGACAACCCCTGGTTCCCTGATGTCCTGCGTGCTGAGAAGGACCTGCTTAAGATCGTAGACTTTGAGAAGTACCTTTGGGTGTGGGAAGGACAATACAAGAAATACGCCCAGGACGTGATCTTCAAGGACAAGATCATTGTTGACTCTGAGTTCGTCACGCCAGATGACGTTAAGATCTTCTACTATGGCTTAGACTTTGGTTTTAGCACAGACCCGTTATCTGCACACCGAATGTGGGTCCAACAGGATGGCGACTTCATGGATCTTTACATTGACTATGAGGTCTATGGCGTGGGGATTGAGCTTGACCAGATGCACGAGAAGTTGATCAATGGCTTGCCCGGGCTCTTACGCAACAAGATCATCGCAGACAGCTCAAGACCAGACACAATAAACCATCTGCGCAAACCGTTCAGGCGTGGCAGCAGGGTTTGGCCAAGCATCAACTGTGTGCCATGCAAGAAGTCAGGGGCAAGTGGTGAGGTTAAAGGGACAAAGCAGGGGTATGTAGCTGACGGCATTGACTACCTGAGAAGTTTTAGGCATATTTATATCCACAAACGCTGTCCTGGCGCGAAAGATGACTACCAGAATTATCGCTGGGCACGTGACCCCAAGACCCAAGAGATCCTCACCGACCCCGTGGATAAGTCAAACCATACGCCAGATGATAACCGTTATGCCTTAGAGAAGTTAATCCAAAAGAAAGTGAGCGGATTCGATGTCATCTAAAAAATCAGTGAGACCACTCAAGAATGTCCGTAACGTCAAGGCGCAACCGTATCCCGAGGCCTTGATGAAGATGAGCCAGCATGAGCTAAGAGAGCAACTATTTGCGCTTACACATGTACAAAACAGCATAGGTGGCGGTTACCCACTCAATGGTCTTGTGGGATTCCCTGCAGGCAATAATTCACCAATGTCTCAGCCCTGGACCTTAGCAGACTCAAATAACTATGTGCCTTTGACCTTGGACAGGATCTTGCTGACGTTTGCCTACATGACCCATGGCATCTTCCAGACCGCCATTGATCAGCCGGTGTATGATGGCCACAAAGGTGGGATCATCATAAACTCACCAGACTTAGATGAAGATGACATCCAGTTATTGCAAGAACATATCCGTGACAACCGTACCCTGCATGAGGTCAGGGACGCGCAACGGTGGGCAAGGCTTTATGGTGGTGCCGGTATCATTATCAATACCACGCAAAATGGGGAGCAATATAGAGCCAACCCTTTGCGTCGTGAGTTTATGGACTATCCGGACACTCCGCTCTCATTTGTGGCCGCGGATCGGTGGGAACTGACCATGTCGATCGTTAATTTTACCGATGTGGAGTATCCGTACAATTACTATGGCACCCCGCTCCAAAAGGATAGAGTCCTGCGGATCATTGGCAAAGAAGCGCCATCGTTTGTTAGGCCTCAGCTGATGGGATGGGGATTCAGTGACCTTGAACGCATGATAAGAGAGCTGAACGCCTACGTGCGAGCCAATGAATCACTCTTCCAAATGCTCAAGGAGTGGAACCTGGACGTTTGGCGCCTTCTTGGGTTCAATGACACGATCCTCTCAGAGCTGGCTAACGGCAAGGTCAACAAACGCATCATGTATGCCAACTATCTTAAGAGCACAACCAACTCGATCATGATGGACAAGGAAGATGAGTTTGTCCAGCGCACCCAGACATTCTCGGGAATTGGTGAGGTGTTCCAGCAGATCAGGCTCGGGATGTGCGGGGCCTTGCGCATGCCCATGTCAAAGGTGTTTGGCTTTGCGGCCTCAGGTCTTAACTCGGACCAGGATGACATGGAGAACTACAACGCTATGATCGAAAGCGAGATCAGGGAGCCAATTATACCTATCTTGCATGATGTGGTCGGCTTATCATGTCGGCAACTCTTTGGTTATGAACCAGAGCTGACCATCGGCTTTAAACCGCTCCGTGAGTTAAATGCCGTGGAAGAGGAAGAGGTCAAGACCTCAAAGCAGAATCGCCTTATGTTATTTTTCGATAAAGGCCTTTTGACCCCTCAAGAGACCATGGAGAGCGCCAAGAAGCAAGAGCTCCACATGGAGGATAACAAGGTCCTGCATGGCGCTGACCCTCAACCGCCTATGCTTCAAATGCAAGAAGAGGAGCCGGTAGCAGGCGCTAAACCTAAGGCAAAGAAGGAGTAAATGAACAAGTACCTCAAGCCCATCCTTGACCATGACCGCTATCACCTCGCCATCCAAGAGGAGATCAAGAGGCTCTTGTATTATCACATCTACAAACCCATCCTGGATATCATCGACGCTGACAAACTTAAGAAGGCACGCTCGGGACAATTTGAGAACGCCATCAGCAACGCTTTATTAGAGGCCCTTAAAGACGGCACCATCGTCTACGTCGACGGGTTCTTCACTGGCAAGATGAACGCCAAGATCGGCCTTGAGCTAAGAAAGCTCGGCGCACGATTTAATCATGTGCGTCAAGCCTACGCCATAGAACGCTATAATTTGCCAAGTGACATCATCTACGCGATCAGCAAGGGCCAGGACGCTTTAAACAAAAAAGTGGAAATGATCTATGACCATTTGGAGTATTTAAGAAAAACTCAGGAATTAACTCCGGTTAATTTTGAGCCACAGCTGCAGGGCGTGATCCTTGACCTGGATAAACAATTCTCGTCGACAATCCCAAAAGACCTCAGCGTGCCAATGGTGATGACACAAGCCATGGCAGAACAGTTGAAAAAAAATTACACAGAAAACTTGAACTTAGACATCAAGGGGTTGTATGATAAAGCCATCGTAGGGCTTAGGCAAAAGGTACATTTAAACGTAGAAGAAGGATTTAGAGCGGCGAATTTAATACCGTTGGTGCAGGCTGAGAAGGAGATGTCATATGCGCACGCGAGGTTTATCGCAAAGCAAGAGACCTCACTTCTCGTTTCAAAGTATCGGCAAACACGGTATGAAGATGCAGGGTTAAAGCGTTACGAGTGGAGCACCTCTGGAGATGAACGGGTAAGACCAGACCACAGGAAGTTAAACAACCATATTTACTCGTTTGATGAACCACCTGTGACAGACAGCAAGACGCAGGCACGAAACAACCCGGGCGAAGATTTTGGCTGCCGTTGTGTAGCGATTCCAATTGTAGAGTAATTAGCAAGATAAAAAATTCACAATTAGTTGTACCTGAACAATGAGCATGTTATAGTTTAACCGTAAACAAGATTTGGTGGGGAGCGCGACACCGCCTAAAAAACGCTCACCTTTAGTTACAACGAGGACCAGCCTGATCCCTGGGCCTCACCGACAGCTTCATAAAGCAGGTTCTGTGCACAGACGGAACCTGCTTTTTTGTCGAGGAGAGATGAATGTTTAAGCTCATAAAGAAAGCTCTAAACTCCCGCATTGACCCTATCATCCACACCGGCACATTTATTGCCCCAGGCCTTGTTTCATACAAAGAGGTACAAGGTGGCAACTGTCTCTTAAAGAAAGAAACAATTGATGAGATGCTTAACTCGCTCCCTGGAATCCCGGTGGTTATTGGTCATCCGGAAGATGGCGCCAAAGGTGATGACCTCAAGAAGTACCAAAAGGGCGTGGTCATTGGTGGCCGCTTTAACGCAGATACCGGTGAGTTTGAGGCACAGTTCATCAACACGGATTCGGAGGCTGAGGAGAAGGTAAAA